CAGTTCCAGTTTGTATTCCAATAGTTCCAGTCACTGGAAATGGATTTTGAAGACTTATTACTTGACCATCACTAGAGGCAACACCAACAACTTCAAATAAGGATCTTTCCTGATTTAAATAATCTTGAATTTGTATATTCCACTGAGCCATTTATCAATCAATCCATTCTAATTTTGATGGGTGGTATCTTTTTGCGTTTTTAATATTATAATTTTTTTCTAGAACTGGATAAATTTGATGGACAACCGCTCCTGGATACTCTGATTGCAATTGTTCACCTAAAGACTGTTTAGATGGAATTCCATTATTAGTGGTTAATTCCATCCTATAGAGACTTCCATTCCACAAAACATCTGCAACATACTCTTCACCAACTTCTTGTGGTTCTTGTTGATTAGAGTTGATATAAAGATTTCCGTTAAAATCTCCGGAAATGTTTACTGATTCTGAGATGAATTGTTTGAAGGATTTCATTTTTATTCCTCTTCGATTTCTTCTTCCTCTTCACCAAATAGAGTCGCTGCAACAGCTGGTCTGAAGGAATCAACCTTTTCTGCGGCTTTTGAAAATAGAAGATCTTTGATTTTATCGCTAATTTGTGACGGTGACTCGTCAGCCACAATCATATCCATTAATTCGTCCATAGTAATTGTAGATTGAAAATCTTCTGCTATTTATATCTCTCCACCCTTAGGTGTTTTCATCTCTGCAGATTTTCCATCAGCAACTGTTGCATTACCTTGTGATTCCAAATCTGGTTCAACTACTGGTTGACCCAAATCCATTCCAGGTTCCATTGGTTGTCCTGTTGCTGGATCAATAGGAGCGTTTGGATCTGGAATTACACCATCATCAATCTCTTTTTGAATGAGCATATCTTGTTCAACAATTTCTTGATCAGTCTGACGTAGAATTTTACGTCTGATATAATCTTGAGAATAGTACTTACCAACGTAAGGCTCTGCAGTTGCTACCAGATTTAGTCTTTCCGTTAGGAGTTCTGCATCCTTTAGTTCAGAGAAATGATTGTCGTATAAGAAATCATATTGAATATGCTCACTCATTTTTTCCCAATCTTCTGGGGTAATAATATTTTTGAGAAGCAACTGTGTTCTCAACATATCATTAAACATATTTGCAAAACGCTTTCTCAAACGTCCTACAAATTTAGTGAACTTAAGTTCATCACGTAGAATTTCTGAAGATCTTCCCAGGTTAAATCCACCTTCACCTTCAATTCTAGATGAAGGTACATTCAGAGACTTGTATAATTTTTTCTGGAAATAATTAATATCAGTAATTTCACCAAGATTTTGACCACCAGGTAAAGTTGAGATTTCAGTTCCTCTACCACCTTCACGGCGAGGCAACCAGAAATCCTCAAGCATACTCATAAATTTTTTATCGTCTCTAATCTCACCAGTTGATGCATCATAAACTAGTTTGTTACGATAACGCATCATAACATCACGTAGATATTGTTCCGCCTTTACTTTTGGAAGATTACCTACATCAATATAGAAAATTCTTCTTTCTGGAGCCCTTGACAAACGATAGATGACTAAAGAATCTTCAATCATACGAAGTTGATTGAGAGACTTAATTGCTTTATGGAGATATGAAAGAACTGTCCCTTTATTTCTATCTACCAAACCTGAAGTGCAATATGTAATTGCGTCTTTTGCAATTTTGATTCCGCCACCAACAGACTGATTTGACATACCTGTCGCGCCAGCTGTTGTTGCAAGTTTTGGATTGTATTGAAAATACTCTTCAATCTCAGGGAACATATAGTCCTCTGGATTTTGAACTCCAATTCCTCCAATTTTAATTGAATTATTTTCTTTCGAATTCTTTTTTTGTTGACGTACATAACGCATCTTTAATGCGTCGATGTATCTAAGTTCTTGGATTCCCTCTTGGGGATTTTTGAGATCGATTACTTTATGATAATACAATCTACCGTCAATGTACCAATTTCTATAGATCTCGTGTGCTTTCTTGTCAAAATCTAATAAATCTAAGATATGCTTAAATTCTTCTCTAATCTTTCTTTTGATACCATCACTTGCATTCAAATTTGAAAGTTCAATTTCAACAGGACTATCATAAGTATCTGATACGATAGCCTCACTAATAATATCTTCAATGGCGCTATCAACTTCTGGGTGAAGAGCCATTTCACGATATCTTTTTATCAAATCAAATTCAGTTCTATAAACACCTTCAATATCTACATATGAACCAAAAAATCCAGACGTTAAATAATGGTCAACCCCGTCCTCATTATTTTGAGGAACGGGGGATACTGCATTAGGTGATAAGGGTTCTTGCCCTTCAATAGAAAATCCAAATAATTTCGCCATTATTAAAGTTTACTTCTAACTTATTCTACTATTTATTGATAATTTTCCTGAGGTCCCTGAGGTGTCCAGTACTGAACTTGGAACTCTACAGTAAACTCTTCAATAGTATCAGAAGTGTCATATGAAAGGTCAATCTGAGAAATGTTGGTTGGGAAAATGCCGTAGAACTTATAAAGTGCAGCAGCAGTTAGACCCTGACCTTCTGCAACACCAAATCCAGTGTTAGAAGGAGATCTCTTGAGTTGCTTCACATAAGCATCAACCATATAACCGTCACCCTCAGTAACGCTTACGAGACCGCTAGCATCTCCATACTGTCCGATGAGTTGCATCCACTGCTCCATCGCATTTCTAATTGCGAAGTTCTCATCGTTAATAACAGTGATTGTCCAAGTATCATAAGTTCTATCGCCAGCAACCTTCAGGATACGACCTCTAAAAGGTACGTCGATTGGTGCAATGTTTGATGCTGGCAGTGCAGCTGCCTTACAAAGCATACTGAAACTGTCCTGACCGTCAGAACCGCCAAAATCAATTCCTGCTGGAAGGGTAGGGATAGCAACTTCAAAAAGGTTAGGTCTTGCTCCACCTCTAGAAAGTGCTTTTCTGAAATCGGAAATAGTGTGAGCCATTTTTAAATTCCTCCTTTGTAATTAGTTATATTAAAATCAAACGGTGCCAGCAACTTCGTCAAAACTTACTCCTGTTCTAGTTGCTACAAAGGTCAGGGTTACATAGTTAATTGATTTGGCTGGTTTCAGATAGATATCAGCCCTAAATTCATTGTTATCAATTACATCAGGAGTGTTGTTGGTCTCGTCGCACTTTACAAGGAATCCATAAAGTCCTCTCTTTGCCTGAACATCGCGGAGGTATGGTTCAACGATGTTTACAAAGTTTGCTCTTGTAATTGCATCGTTGAGTTCAAAGAGTTGTGCTTGTGCAGATCTTTCAAGTGCTTGCTCAACAGTGAGGAACAGGCGGCGAACATTAATTCTATCGAAAGCAGAAGCGTAACCCAGAGCAGTCTTATCTCCAAAGAGAAGAATACCAATTCCAGGTTGGTTCACGATAGCATTAACTCTCTGTGGATAGAGTTGATCTCTCTGTGCCTTATTTGGATTGTATGCAAGTTTGATTGCATTGTTTAAGATTCCTCTTTGCTGTCCTGCAGGTGAGAACCAAGGATATGCAAAGATGGAAGTTCTTACACAAAGACCAGCAACGTCCGCATTGCAAGGAATATAACGGAACTTGTTATTAAACCTATCGTAGGTGTACTTATAACCACTATCAAAGATAGCATATGATGTTGATGAAAGTGGTGAGAAGAACTCAAGAATGTTATCAGTTTGTGTGTCAGAGTTAGTAACGTCAACAACGTCAGCTCTGTGTGGAGAAATTACTGCTACACAGTCTTTTCTTGAATTTGCAATAGAAATAAGTTGATTTGCTTTCGCTTGTGATTCAAACTTATTAGTTAATCCAGGACCCATAATCAGGTAATCTAGAGGAACTTCATCTCTATTTGAGAATAGATTGTATGAAGTGATTAGATCACCAAGAGTAGCTGCCATTCCGCCTTGATCGGAATAGTCTTTTCCTCCAGTTAGTTTATAGGTTACGTTACCTAATGCACTGTAAACTTTGTCTTGTGCAACCTCATTCCACAAACCTTGAGTTGTGGTATATGCGGTAAATGCGGTGCTGAATCCAGTAGGAACAACATCTTCATTTACATTTAGATCATCTGAAGGGTTGTCACCAACATAAACATAGTTTGAATATAGTGCAAGGTAGTTCTTCCACCAGATCTTCTGTGGTGAGTTAACTGCAGAGACTGCATCTAGAGCCTTCGAAAGACCGATATGCTTTTCTACAAGGTTTCCTTGAATACCTGTTACTGTCCCCAGATCATCAACGATTGCAACGTGGATTTCATCGCTCTTACCGTTTCTTTCTGTAGCGTAAGCAGAAGTTCCTGGTTTTGGAGCAATAGACTTCCAGTAAATTGCTGTGTTCTCTAATTGTAGGACTTGGTTATCATACCAGTCTAAAATTGGGTTAGAACCAGTGTTAATACTTGCTGTTGTAGTTCCTACTCCAGCGTTGGTAACAACACTTACAGTTAAAGTTCCCCCAGGGGTTGCTGGTTTAAATGACTGTAACTGAGTTTTAGGTGCATATGAAACCTTGGTTACTGTTCCATTGGAAGAAACTAAGGAATCAATCTTAACATCAAGAGTGCTAGCACCAACACCTGTGATTATTCCCTTTAAATATCCATTAAAGAGAGATGTAGTTCCAATTCCCGTTGAAACTACATTAGTTAATGCTGTTGTTACTGCATAACCAACTTGTGCCATTGCGGTTGCAGCAGCACCAACGTGAAGAATTTGGTCTGCCTTGTCGTCAATTACACAAACT